TAGGTTGTTCTTCTTCAGCTTTACTTACAGCATCTCCCCACCCTTGATCTAAAGTGAAATCATTAGAAATGTAATCTTGTACTAATTTAAGTAAGTTATCTCCTTGCCCTTCTTGATCTTCTGTTTCTTCTTCTAGATTTCCTTCCCCTTCATTTAAAAATGGTTCAATCATTTCGTCTGGTACTTCATCGTATTTAGGTTTGTGAAGATTTTTAAAGAATTCTACTGATGGTTTTACTTCCTCATAATCAGGATCATTATCTTTAGATCTTTGATAATTATCATCCTTTATACTTCTTACAAAATCTTTAATATCATCCTCTAATTCGGTAACATTATTACCTTCTTTTAATAAGATTCCTTCAGAAAGATATTTTTTTAAGTCAAAATTTTCCATTTTTATATTTTATTAATTGATATCTGATAAATCTTGTACTAAGTTGTCAAGTATTTGTTGTACGTCTTCTGGATTAGCGTATGAGTATTGGTCATGAGAATTAACATCATTTAATGCTTTTTGTAAGATATTAGCAACATCTCTCCACTCAGTAGATGTTTCTGCTTCTTTTAAACTCTGCTCTGGGTTTAAATATCCCCAGATATCCTCTAAATCTACATCATCACCAAAATCCTCTGGGAATATGATGTTTTGGCCTTTGTATGTAAGGGGTTTCAATTCTACACTGTTAGGTCCTATTGCTGCAACTTCGTATCTATCTTTTTCACCATCAACTAATATATCTCCTAATTTAAGTTCATGTTGGATGTCAAACTCAGCTTCTTTGATATTTTCAGTTAATTTATTTTCAGCAAGGTATTTTTTAAAATCAAAGTTTTCCATTTTTTATATTTTAATTTATATGGTATAAATATATGAAAGAAAGATTAAATCTCCAAGTTTTTATTTAGTATAAGATACAATATCGTCGTCATCATCTCTAAAATCGTTTTCATCTAATAAATTTAACGATTTAAAATGCTCATACATTGCATCATCCATTTCCCATTTAACTTCTTGAGCTTTAGGTATTTCGTATGTATCTTCTATACCTTGGATTTGTTTAGGTGTAAATATATCTCCAATAGTTAAATAATAGCAATTGTAACATAAAAATTCTAAATTTTCTCGTTTCCAATCTCGTTTATTCCCATTTTTAAAGTTAATTAATAATGGTACTCTGTAATCTGATACACGTTGTTCTTTAAATCCACAACACGAGCATTCTTCAGCTAATATTGCTTCTTGGATTAATCTACGTTTGAATTTATCTATACTGAATGATTCAGTGTATAGTTCTCCTCTTAATATTTTTTGTAGATCAGGGTCTTTACCATGATGTTTTAAAAATTTAGGGATACCTTTACCCACTTGATTTTTATGTACATCAAATAGTGTTGGTGAGTTAGGATCGTTATCGTCTACTCTAAATGATTTGAAATAGGGTTTAACGTGTTGGTATGAGCAGTTTAAGTATCGAGCCGCAGATCTAATACTTTTAGTAACCTTCATTGCACGTAACAAATCTTCTTTAGAGTATATCTTTGGTTTAGGACCCTTTTTATGGTCATTAATTCCAGCCATATAACTTATTTTTCGTTTATAAAATCAGGATTTATTTGCATTAAGTAGTTATATAAATCTTCAGGTGTTTTTAAAAATATTTCTACTTCAGTTCCATCCTCTTTAGTTTGAATTAAATAATTCATAGTACCATCTAAATTAAGACGCTCATATAAATAAAATGTAACTAATTCATAAATGCTTCCACCCCACATTAATAACATTAATTTATCTATAACACCATAAAATGGTTCTTCATATTCAAATAAATCAATACCAAAATTACTTTGCAATAACACTGATTTGTTAAGTGCTTTTTCGTATTGGTCTATAAGTGATATGAATAATGTTTTTTTTTTAAGTGCTTTATTACGTCTTTGTTTTTTAACAATAACAGGGGAGTTAAATAATTTTAAAAAACCCTCTTCTAAACTATGTTTTAATTGCTCGTCCATTTTCTAATTCTTGAATTAAGTTATTGATTTGGGTGCATTTATGATAATCCTCTATTTTAAGATAAAACTCAATAGCGGATTTCAAAGTAGTTATAAAACTTGATTTAGGTAAAGTAACACTAAGTTCAACTTGAGGTAAATTACAAATTATAGCTTCTTTTTTATTATTTTTAACAGACTGTCTTATTTCATCTACAACATTTTCAAATAATGATTGTTGTACTTTAGGTGCATAAAGGGTATCTAAGATACCCCTTGCACTATATTCGCTGATTAATAAATTAGGCGTTTTGTGTTTCATCTTCAGAACCTGTTGATTCATCTCCAGTTTTAGCAGGTGATTCATTTGATTCACCACCCTCACCTAATACTTTATCTCTAATAAATGAAAAGATTGAATCTAATGGGATTTGGAAATTAGCTGCCATTTTATCTGGAGCATCTGTATCTCTATCAAATTCTAACCCAAAGTTAACAAACTTTTTAGATACAGCAGTTGATATTGAACTTTGTAATGAATCTACTTCTTCAGGAGTTAAATTAGTTAATACTTCTCCATTTTCATTTACAGGGAAGAATTTTACTTTAATACCTTTTTTAGTTGGGTTTTTATTTACATCTACTACTACTTTAAAGTCTTCACCTCCAATAGTAGCGTTATAATTTAATTCACCTTCTTCTTTAAGAAATTCTTCAGTTAAGAAGAAATCATGCAATTTGAATTTCATATTGTTAATTTTGGTATAAATATTAATTATTTTTAAGATAAATTAAATCATTTTGATATTCATCCATGGAATTGATAGTTACTTTAAATATATCTAATTCAAAAGTACCAACCTCACCATTATCTTTTATTATCTCAGGAAGCTGAATGAGTAATTTAAAATTTTCATTAGTTATTAAGTGAGCATCAAATTTTATAACTATATCATTTTCACCTATTGGATCATTATACTTTATATTAAGTACTCGTTTTTTTAAATCGTACGATGTATTTTTATGTTCAGTTTCGTAGTAGGATGCAAACAATATTCCCATTTCATCATCAATATAAATTCTATCACACCATGGTTCTAATGCTTCTAACATTTGAGAGTTACAATGTTCAATTACAAATGCTACATTGTATTTGGGAGTTATAACAGGATATTGAAATTCATTATATTTAGGTGGAGTTCCCCACTTTCTAATAAACTCTCTAGTTTGGTTATGAGCTAATTTATTCCATTCACCTGATTTATGAGTTAAGTCTTTGGTTTCATTAGCATGTTCAAATTGACCTCCTCTACAAGTTAAATGATAAACTAATGCTTCCCAACTTTGAATTAATTCATATCCGTTTAATAAGAATCTATTAAATAAATCTCTATCTTCGCTGTGTGATTTCATAATTGGATCATGTCCACCTACATTATTAAAATCATCTTTATGTATTAGCCAAGGAGCAAAAATACCATTTGTAATTAAATCTTTTTTATTTTGTTCTACAAATGTATTAAATTCATCTATCTTAAATCCATCCTTAATATCAGTTTCAGGCCATAAACCTAAATCTAAAACAATTTTAGCAGGATCTGCAGGATGTAATGGTGGTTCAATTCTAGTAGCAGATACTACAGTTTTAGGTTTCCAATTATTATATAAAGCAACATCAAACCCTTTTCCCATAATCATATCAGCATGATATATTACTACAAAATCAGTTTCAGCTTTATCAACTAATAAATTATATGCATTACCTATCCCAAATAATTCTTTAGATGAATTTTTAATGAATTTAATATTATTTTCAATACACCATTTTTCAGTCCCATCATTATCAGCATCTATGAATACTAAAATGTTATGTTCAACAACTGAATTTTGTTTAATGTATGAAACAGCGTGTTTTAAATACCTCAAATTATTTTTTGAGGTAATACAAAATGTAAATTTAGGTATATTATTTTCCATTTATTCCTTCAATTATATGTCTATCCCATCCAATATGGGTAATATATGTTTCTAAAAATCTCATAGCAATCATCCCTTGTTTAGCGTATTCAACTGAAATATCACATTCAAGAGTAACTCCTCCACTTTGTTCTGCTGGGGTAATTCTGTCACATCCTTCATAACCATTAGGTAGTTTTTTCCAATCAGTTAATCTTTTTAATCCTGGATTAAGACTAAATCCGTTCCAAACACCTGTATATTTAAGAAGAACGCATTGTAATCCGTCTATTTCATATATGTCATTTTCCCATGGGTGTGGAGCGGTAGTATCATCAATTCCTCTTAACCATACTTGTAATATGTTTGGATCAGCTTCTAACACTTTCATTGAATCCTCAATAAATCCTTTCTTTAAAAACAACCAATCTTCTTCCATATGAAAGATGTATTCAGTATCTACTAAAGAATAGGCATAATCTATAGATTTAATTTGAAATAATTTAGGATCATTATAAATAACTTCTATGGGGAAATCATATTTGTCTTTAATAAAATCATTACATCCAAAATTCATTCCATCATCAATGATAATAAAACGTTTAAGTGAATAAGTATTCATTTCGAAGAAACTATCTAAAGTTTGTTCTAATAAATCTGCTCTGTTACAAGCTGTTAGTACTACTGTTACTTCTTTCATAAAATTTATTTATTTCAATTGGAAAATTTGTGTGAGCTATTTTAGTAAACTCATCTTTTTTACTTATGTTTGATATATATCTTTTAATAGTTTCGTTAGGTCTATGAGTATAACTTTCACCTATTAAGTGATTTTCTAATATAAATTGATATACATTTTCATTATTACGCCTTAATATATTACAGCATTCAGTTACATAAGTATCTTCTAAACCATAGTGACCTAAAGATTTAGGTATTCCTGTTTTACTTAATAATTCCTTAGAAATTAGAGTAAACCACCCACCAGCAAATTTAAATTTAGAGATAGGTTTTACTTCAATTTCACCTATATCAGGTAAAGTATCTTTATAAACATCAGCTATTAATTCATAATCTATAGGATGATTTAAAAATGCTTTATTAACAAGTATATCCCATGTATTATCCCATTGTTTTACAAATTGAGGGGTAAGTATAAATAGATCTATATTGGATTCTTTAATAGTCTGATAGGCTTGAGTCATGTAACTTAAGGTAGTATCTTTAAATATAAAATCACAATCTAACCATATAAAGAAATCAGCATTAGGATTAGTTTTAAGACTATATCTTCTTTGAGAGACGCATCCTAAAACATTTTCTTCATGTCCCCAGATCAAATTCCATTCACACCAATCTAAAAATTTAGTAACTAATTCAGTAGTTCTTTCTTGAATGTACTCTTTAGGTAATTTGGTTTTATTCCAATCTGTTAATTCATTTGATAGACACATTGTTATGTCTATTTTATATTGATGGTTAGAGTCTAAATATATTGAGTTTCTCTTTAAGTTATATAATGTTAAAGCTAAATCTTCTAATTCTTGTGGTAAAGCAAATATTGTTATAACTCCTCTCATATAAAGATAACATCGGTTAATTTATTTTTTATTTCTTCATTGTAAGGTCCCATTTCTACAAATACTTTAGAACCTTTAGGAACATCATTAGGAGAAATAACTCTTGTAGTTGTTCCGTACATCCTTTTATTTTGTTTGTAAGGATCATTATCTATGACTGCTATTATTTGATTTACATCAATTCCTAAATTTATTAGATAATAATAAGTAAAATGAGCACCAAAAACATAAAACTTTTTATTTTTAATACCTTCAATTCTTTTCTTATAAAAATCTATTAAATTAATAATATCTGATTTAATATTAAAAATTGTTGGGTTTATTTCAGATTTAGAAGGTTGAGTAATATAAAATATTGAATGGTCTTTATAGTAAATTTTATCAATAATATTCCAACCATTTTTATGTAAGATATAATCTAAGTATTCTTCAGGTAAATAATTTGGATGTTCAAACATTATAGTAGATGGAAAATTCTGTTTTGAAAATTCTTTAAAATTAGGTAAAGAAAAAATATGATATTTAGGATTTCTTTCTTTTAAACCTGATAAGAATTCTTCTAAATCAAATATATGTTCTACAAAATGTGAACTTATAACAACATCATTTTCTTCAATTTGAGATGGTTCAAATAAACCTTTAATTTTTTCTACTTTTGGGTGATCATAAAGATCTGATGGGTTTATATCTATTACCTTCCATGAATCAAAATCAGGGTTTGAATCTGAGTATAAAGAAAATACTAAACCTGATCCACCTGCTATTTCTACTATGTTTGAATTTTCATATTGAAGAACTAATTTAGTAAATTTTTCATTATGTTTTTTCCAAGTATCACCAACACAATTATTGTGTTGACTTATGTATATGTCTAATGGATCAATATAAGGTAAAAACTTAATTGAACCATCTTCATTTTCAACAATATAGGCTTCTGTTAATTTTTCGTTTGGAGAAATTTTAGAAGTAGTTTGAGTACAAACACTTAATGGAAAATTAGGAAATGTGTGTAATATATTCATAAAATATCTATCGTATAATAGCTGTGGTAGAGGATTGATTTGGTGTTTCAAATTCTATTACTGGGATGTTATTTTTTATTAAATGCCATTTAGTTAGATATTCATCTCTTATAGGGGAATCTTGACCTGGCCATCCTCCTGAAAGAAATGTTTGGAAATCTGTGTCTAATGTAATATAAGATATGATATATGAGAATAAATTAGAGAATTTTTCCATATTATTATAATTACCTAATATGAACAAACCATAATATCCTCTATGAGATACTCTAGGATCTGTATACCATTTAGGTATATATACGTTGTTTAAATCTAAATTACCTAAATCAAGAGGTAATTGATTATAATCTAAATCAAATCTAGTTCTAATTACTACATCATATTCAATTTGTGATTGTTTACATAATAAAAATGATTTATACACTGAGTAATACATACTTAGTATAGTATTTATAGGATATCTCCAAATAGGACATCTATAACCACTAGCTTCAAATGTTATAGGAGATTCTAATATATAATTTTTAGGTTTGTATAGTTCTACTAATTCTTTATATTCGTCTTTACTTAAAGAATATTGAACATTCCCTTGCCCAAAATTTGTAGATTCAAAATTAGAAGTTTCCCATGAATGGAAATATATGTCACAATCATATTTATCTAAATAATTCGATTTTAGACTTTCGTAACTTTGTTTAAAATTTCGTGGCTGACCACTTATACAAATTGCTATTTTCATTTTTTATAATTTTCAATATAATCACTACAAATCCCTATACACTGAGTTATATTATCATTGTGAATTTCAGGCATTACAGCTATTGATTGTTGTATAGGTTGTTTACCTGGGTATGCCCAAATAAATCCTTTTGATGTTAAGGTTACTGTATCTTCTTCGTGCCAAAAGTAATTAAATCCACCAATAGCATTAAACCATTCCATAGCTTCTATGGTTTTGCAATGTATCCAAAGAGATTGTGACCTTTGATTTAACCAAAGTTGACTTATACCATATTGGGGTTCATCATGTCCTAATAAAAGAACACCTTCAATACTCCAAATATCAATTTCAACATCATAACCCAAAGATATAGCTTTATCAATATATTCAGGATTATTTTCTTTTCCGGGAATTTTTCCGTTTACATTACCTCTATGAGATATTAATATCATAATTTTTTAATATTTTTCGTTTAAATGTAATTTACGAACATCTCCTCGGTCTTCCAACCTATTTTCAGAAATAATTTCATGAAACATATGAATACCATAAGCTCTATGTTCACCACTAAAATATACTCCGTTTTGTTTTAAACCATAAAATAAATTATGTGGTCCACCCCATGTAGAATTCATATCAAACACTTGAGGATGATATGCTAATTCTCTACCTAATTCTAAAGTATCATTAGACACAACATGTAAATTAAAATCATGAACATAATTGTGAGAAACATAATTTATAGAAGGATGGTAATCCATTTCCCCATTAGGTGAAATTTCACCTTTAGGTAAATTATTATTAGGATTATCTCCACCTCTATAATAGGTTTCAAAATCTGATGGAATAAATTCAGATAAGTTAAGTTTTGTTAAAATGTCGTCGTAGTTAATTTTTTCTTTAGCACTAAGCGTAGGTAACGACCACATAAAATTATTATTATTATGTTCTAAAAATATTTTATTAAAATTATTAGATACACAGTAATCTGATTTTAACCATAACGTTTTACCTGGAGTATTATTTGACTCCAATGAAAGTGATACATCATACCAATTTCTTATATCTTGAAGTAGATTTTTCTTATTAAGTTCAGGATCATAAGGGAATATTAAGATATCTTTGATATAATTTTTAATATCGTATTGTCTTATTAAATCTATTAAATCATGGTTACTTAATTCATGTTCATGAGTATTATAGATTACAAAATTATCCCATATTAAATCAACGTTTTGAAGTTCTAATAAAGATTTTAAACTATATTTAGCATGTTTTAAATCTAATGTAGTATGAGTTGTAAATATGCAGGTATTCATTATTTAATTTTATTTAGTTTATTAACATTCATACTAACATTTAAGGGAGTAGAATTATTTATCAATTTAGGTAATATACTAAGATTAGTTTTAAAAGCCAAATCTTTCATTGTCTTTAATTCAGTACCTACGTTATATAAACCTGTAGCTTTTTTATTGATTAGACTAATAATTAATTTAGATATAACATCTACATAATCAAAATTGCCAATTTGATTTACCCAAGCTTCTTTATATTTAAATGGGGTTTCTTTATGAGTTCCTCTAAGTACTAAATGGTTAGGATCTAATTGAACATAACTATCACCTAATAATTTTGTATAGCTATACCAATTATTTCCATGTATAGGAATATCATCCTCACTAGCTTCATCTATTGAATTAGTGTAAACATAGTCTGTTGATATATGAACTAGTTTTATTCTTTCTTTAGAGCAATAATTTGATAGATTTACAACACTTCTATAATTAATATCCCAATGTAAGTCTTTATTAGTAGAGTAAGTATCAGTATGAGCTATGCAGTTAACTAAAACTTCATAACGTGAAGAAAAAGCTACTCCATAAAAATCTTCAATAAAGTATTTCCAATATAAATTTTCTTGGGTTATATCGAAACCATCTTTTTTTCTAGATATAAAATCCCATCCAGTTTGTTTAACAATTTCAGATCCTAATAACCCATCTCCTAATACTACTATTTTCATTTGAATTTTTTAATAACACTTTCAATATATTTGAATACTTCTTCATTATAATGTGGAGCGGCACCTATAAAAAATACTTTATCTAACACCTTATTTGCTTCAGGGTATAAGTGGCTATTACCTAATTGTTTGTATCCTGGGTGTAATAAAATATTACCTGCAAAGTAATTTCGTGTTTGAATTTTGTTATCTTCTAAGTATTGAACTAATCTATGTTTTAATCCTGGTTCTTCACATATAAATGGTGTTCCAAACCAACAAGGGTCAGCTTTGTCTAAAGTTTTAGGTACTCTAAGATTTGGAATATTATCTAAAAATATTTTTTCTAGACGTTCTTTAGAATTTTTTCTATTAATTTCAATTTCATCTAATTTTTCAAGTTGGACTATTCCAATTGCACCTTGTAAGTCTAATGGTTTTAGATTGTAACCCATTTCAGAAAAGACATACTTATGGTCAATTATTCCATCGTAAGAGTCTAACCATTTATCAAATCGTTTACCACAAGTACCACATGAAGCTAGGTTAGCTGCTCCTACACAGTAGCAATCTCTACCCCACCAAGCAATACTCATCATTAATTTCTTTAACTCTTCATCATTAGTACAAATCATTCCACCTTCTCCTGTTGAAATGTGATGTGCTGGGTAAAATGAATTTGAAAATGCTATATAGTATTCATTTAGATATTTTCCATCCCATTTTGAACCTAAACTATCGCAATTATCACCTATTAATTTTAGGTTGTATTTTTTAGCAATTTCCATAAGTCTATCCATATCTGGTGGATTACCTAATACAGGAGATACAAATATAGCTTTTGTATTTGGGGTAATTTTAGCTTCTACTTTATCTAAATCAAAATTTAATGTTTCCCATTCAATATCAGCAAATTTGGGTATTAATCTATTTTGGTAGATAACAGATATAGTAGTAGCAAATCCTACAGGAGATACAATTATTTCATCTCCTTCTGTCCAGTTGAATCTTCTTTTAAGAGCAGCTATTAATACTAAATTAGCAGATGATCCTGAGTTTACCATAAAGGAATATTTAGTATTAAATCTTTTAGAGAATTTTCTTTCAAATTTAAATACATTTTCACCTGTAGTAATCCATCTACCATGCAATATTGCGTTAACAGCAGCTTCTGTTTCTTGATGATCCCAATAAGGACCTGAATAGTATATAGGGGTTTCTCCAGGTATAAAATTTTTAGAATTATAAACGTATGGAGGGATGTGTTTTTCTTGAGTCATAATTAAAGATTATTATATATTATTCTGTCTTGATTTTTTACTTCGTTAAATGTAGGAAGACCACTAGTTTGTTCAGAGTCACCTCTTAAAGCCCAATTGAAAAATTCATAATTTTGTTTTCCACTTCTTGTAAATATCCAATCGTCTCCATAATGAATCTTAAGTTCATTTGGGATTTCAGTATATGATTTTTTATGAAAAAACATAGCAGCTCCATAACAATTAGGTCTTGCATTAGTAGGATTTAAATATACTCCTTCATCTTTTATTTCATGCCAACATGTCCAATGTGGTCCTATTATTCCCTTATCTTCGGTTATATGTTCATATAATAAACTTATAATATCCCAATTTGAAACTACATCATCACTAGCTAAAAATATCTTATCATATTTTGATAATAATACTCCTTTATTCCAAGCAGGATTAACATAGATATTTTCAGGTTCTTTGATGTGAACAATTTTAGAAATATGGGTTAAATCTACATCTTGTAAAGAATTATCTATAACTATAATTTCACCTACATGTGAGTTAAGGGATATTTGTTCTAAAGTACTAAGTGAGGTTTCAGGTTTCCACATGGTTGGCATTACTACTGAAATCATATTCTATATAAGTTTTTAATTTGTTCTAAGTTAATATTATCCATTACAAATTTTGAATCTTCCATAGTTTCATCAAATGAATAACCAATGAGTTCTCTTTGTTCTTTAACATGCTCATTATCTTCTTTCATATTAATTCCTTGAGCATGTGATACTTGATTTTCATGTTGTCTCCATAAAAATATAGCATCTTCACATTTTTTTAGATTTTTAATTTTATGTAGAAAAACAGTATATAACCATTCAAAATCACAATTCCATTTTTCTCTATAATCTAATATACCACTATTTAAAATAGTATCTTTCCTAATAATAGTTGAATGACACATCCAAGGTATTAAATACCCTACAGAATTAACAGATAATTCATTAATTCTCATGCTATCACCACTTGTAATTTCATTATTATCATTAATTAAAAATACCTTACTCCAACATCCATCTAAATCATTTTCTTCAATAAAAGTAATTTGATTTAAAGCTTTATTACTTTCCCAAAGATCATCATAATGAAGAAATGAAACATATTGTGAATCATACTTTTCCCAACATCTGAATATCTTACCCCAAATTCCTTCTTTAGTAAAATAGGAATATTCAGGAAACCATTCAACATTTACACCTGTATCTTTTAATACCTGTTTACATTCATCTGATATATTTTCATCAGCTGCTACTGTAATTAGGATAGTATCTAAGGTTTGTTCGTTTAAGCTTTCTATACCATTTAATAAAAATTCAGGTATAGGTGTCCCAGGTGAACTTACTCCAATTGGTATTACTACATGTAATCTATACATAATGTTCTAAATAATAATTTAAATCTTCTGGGGTTCCTAATCCCCACATTGCTTTTGTATTGAATGTTCTGATTTGTTTGCAGTCTCCTATAGCTTCATTAAATACAGGACAAACGTAAAATTCATTATTTACTCTAATATCTTTTTTAATCATTTGTTCTGCGTATTTTACAAAATCAGATCCATTTTTCCAGTAATAATAGCCTACTGTTGCAATATCAGAGATTGGGTTTTTTTCTGCTACTTCCGTTACTAACCCATTATCATCAACTTTAGCAAATGACCATTTAGGGTGTGTAGCTGTAAATGTAACTATACCACCATCGGCATCAGTTTCTTGCATTTTATACATAAACTCATTTGAATCCCATTCTACAAATTGGTCTGAATTAGCAAAGAATAAAGGTGCATTATTATTTATGAATTCTTTGGCTAATAATGCAGTACAAGCTGCTCCTTCAGTTAATCCTTCAGTTTCTACAATTTTACATCCAGGTGTAATTAGGTTTAATAAAGTATCTAAATTATATTTTTGTCTGTGAGATTTTTGTACTACATAAATGTAATTTGCTTCTAGATTTAAGTTTTCTACTACAACTTGAATCATAGGTTTACCTTTCACTTCAATAAGGGGTTTTGGGAAAGTGTATCCGGCTTGTTCAAATCGTGAACCAGCTCCAGCCATAGGAATTAAAACATTTAGTTTTTCGTCTTTCCATTTAGGTGTTAAATTCATTTTTTCTTGGTTTAAATATTTATTTATATTATTATACGAAACATCTTTTGGGGATCCAACTCTCATTACAAAGGCTTTACTACGAGAAGCTGCTAATAAACCATAGGGTGAATCTTCTACTATTAAAGTTTCTTCAGGTAAATACCCAAGTTTACTCATAGCTGACCAATATATTTCAGGATGGGGTTTACTACTAATTACATCTTCATTTGATAATATTAAATCAAAACGATCAATTATATCAAATTTAGATAAAACAGTTAATACAGTTTTTCTAATACTATTAGAACATACTGCTAATTTAAAACCTTCTTGAATCAAGAGATCCATACAAACCTGTAATTGAGGATTTGGTTTTAAGTTTGATAAGGCTTTTAAAGTATATTTTTGTTTATCATCCCAAACTTTTTTATAAAGTTTAGTAGGTAATCCTTTATCTTGAGTTAGCATTTCAAGTTTTTGATTAGTTTTTAAACCATCATACCTACTTAAATGTTCGTTCCAAGATATTTCATACTTAGGTCCTAATGCTTCATTTAATGCTTCAAAATGAATATTTTTAGCTTCTACTAAAACTCCATCTAAATCAAATATAATTAATTTTATCATAATGTATCGTAGTAATTATTTTGTTTTTCTTGTCTATCAATTGTTTTTGGATGATATAAAGAATAATCCTCCTCCATAGGTAGAGTTGTATAAGTTTTAAATCCTTCTAATACTTCATGTACTTTATTTTTCCATTTTATACTAGGAGTGTTTCTATAAATTCTCCATTGATAATCTGGCCAATTAACCCATCCTTCCGAATTTACATTCCATCTCCATTTCTGAATATGTTCTTGTGTTAAACCTTCTACAGTATTAACTCTAGGGACTAATAGTACATCTAATTCGGGATTTGATTCTAAAATAAAAGGTAAAGATTCTATAATAGGTGTACAAGGAATTTCATCAGCATCTATTTGAAAGATAAAATCTCCTAAGCATATTTTAGAAAATTTATTCTTCCAATCAGCAAAATGTCCTTTAAATTCAGATTCAATTAAAAGTATTTGATTTAAAGAGGAATACTCTTTAAGAGTGTTTTGTAACTCTTGAGACATTTTAGGACTATCTGCTAGTACTACTATCTCGTCTTGTTCTCGTTTGTTTGAAAGGAGGAAGTTGACTAGTCTTTTCACTTCCTCCAATTCATTACAAACTGTTATTGCATAACTTATTTTCATTTTTTTAGTTATAAAAACCTATATAATCTAATGCTTCAATAAAATCGTTTTGGGAATGATTTTTTAAAGATTTAATATCAGTTTTATGAGTATAATACTCTTCAGTACCAGGTATTTTAAATTTACCTTTTTCTTCATCGCTTACTTCAACTGCTTTTATACCTGCCCATTGCCAATTATCTTTATGAGTACCGTTAGCAAATACTGTTCCTTTTTCTTGAATATTAATAGTTATTGGGTACCAAACTCTTTTTTTATCATCTACTGATTTGATATCTTTGTAAAGTTCAGGTAGGGTTTCTTCATAGGTTTCAAAATCAAATTCACCTTCTTTCATTAGATCATTTGTTTGAAAACCACATCCAAAACAAAAATAATTGTTTTTAGTTTCATTTACAGGAGTGACATAGCAAGCATCACTCTCGCAACGTGGACATATAGATAGTTTATCTTTCATTTTATTCTACTTTTTTTAATTTAGGTAACTCAACCTTTTTCAATTGAGGTAATTTTAATTGAATTTGTTTTGGTAACTCGGGTACATTAGAATTTAATATTATATCTAATTTTTCTTGCATTTTCTCAAATGAGAAATTAGTTTTACAATAGTGAGCTAAACGTTTACCATTATCTTGGTATTTTTTATAATTATCAAAATAATCTCTTAATAACCCCCCAGCAAATCCATAATCAACTGTAAACCATTGAGATCCTTCAATTAACATATCAGGAACTTGTGCTGATGGATGGATATTGTTTAAAGTACCTGGGATTAATGAAGTAAATTCAGGATTTAAGAAGTCTAATTGACCACTCCAATTTGAAGCAATTACTGGTTTTTTAGTTTGAGTAAATTCAAGTAATGGTCGGCCGAATCCTTCACCTTTAGTAAAACTAACCATTGCTTTTATTTTTGAATGATTATATAATTGGTTTACTTCATCATCTGATATTTCACCATGGAATAGGTAAATGTTAGGTAGATTTTTAGTAGGTATAGAATGTCTTATAGCATCTATTTTCTTTAAAATATTATCTCTATCTATAATACTAGTAGGACCAGACATGGTTTTTAATATAAGGGCAGGTTTTTTAGATTTATTCTTAAATGCTTCTAAAAATACTCTAACTAAACCACCTACATCTTTTCTATCTTGTCCCCAATCACCTTGCAACCAATGACCTACAAATAAGAATGCAAAGTCTTCTTTTACAATATCTAAGGCTTGTTTTATTTCAGAAGCAGGTGTTAAGGCCGCAGGAAAATATTTAGTAATGTCTATCCCTTCAAATAATACTTCAATTGGTGATGTCAATTCTATATTACCAATAACTTGCTTAGTTCTTTCGTCTTGTTTTTGGAATTTAGAATCTTGAAATACTTTTTTAGCATGTTCTGAAGATACTAAATTTAAACTCATTCTATTTAACCCTTCAATCCATTGTGGAGCACAAATTGTAGTTTCAATACCTGCTGTAATCCCTATATTAAATTTACCAATAGGTTGAAATTCATTTGGTACTGTGATTTGTGCCCAAATATCAGGTTGTTGAGTCATTTGACCTGGGAGAATATGAGGTTGTAAAAATCCCCATTCTTCAGGATGATCTTCAATAAATCCCCAAGGTGTATTACCCCAACGTTGAGGTAAAATTTTAACGTCATATTTGTCTAAATTAATTAACGCTTTAACTAAATCTCTACTGCGAGAACCATATCCGCTGTAAGTGTCAATTGGACAACTTATTACAAATGTATTTTTCATTTTATCTTATTAATACGTTAATTTATGAACTAATTCTAGGGGTTCCAAATCTTCTATCTTAAAAAATTCAAAGGATTTTTTAGGGGTAAATGTTTTTAAAGTTAAATCAATATCCTTAATAACATTATTACACATCATTCTAGCTGACATTCCTGATTCATCTGATGTTACCCATTCTCTAGCGGCTAACCCATTCTCTTTTCTAGTTTCAGGAGACATTTCATAAACTTGTTGAATAGCTAAAGCTAATTCTCTAAAATCTAATTTATCATCCCAAATATAAGGAGTAATTGGTGAACCTACTAATGACATATTATTTGGAAATACAGGTACCGCCCATTTACCACATTTTTTATACTTACCAAAGTGATTTGATGGAAACTCTTTAGTTAATTCTACCCATTTTCCATTTTCATCTTCAAAACGCATTTGATCCTGCATACCACCGGTTACATTGGCTATAATCATTTTACCAGCCATCATTGCTTCAGTTAATGCTAACCCCCATCCTTCATTTGAAGTAGGTAATACAGTTACATCAGCAATGTTATATAACTTATTCAATTCTTGAGTATCAATTCTACCATCTGAAAATATTATATTTGAGTTTTTACCAAATAATAATTCTCTAACTGCATATAAATCTGTACCATTATTGTCTACAGGTTGGGTGTGTAGTATTAAAGCTATTTTATCTGCTTTTTCTTTAGGTAAAGTATCTAAGAATAATTTATGAGCTGCTAATAAATCACTAATACACTTTCTTCTAATATTTCTTGAGTTAAAGAATAATACAAAATCAAATTCTTTGTCTCCAAATAATCTTTTTTTAGTTTCTTTTAATTCATCTTTACTTTCAATTGGGAAGAACATTTTTTCATTTATACCATGTGGCACATAAGAAATAACTTTACCATCTGCTCTTTTACCTAAAACCATTTCATTAATGTTTTTGGTTTGTTTTGAAATAGCTAATAAGGCATCACATGATTCGTAAAATGCTCTGTTATAAAGTGGAGCTGGTAGATCATCCCAAATATTTAAGTAAATCATTGGGATTTGTTTTCTTACTTCATTTTCAATGGCAAATAACCAATCATAATATCTTGGATCTGTAAAGAACATTAAACCATCAGGTTTTTCATTCTTTATCATATATCTAATTAAATCTGAATTACCATATCCATTATTAGGGTATATAATAACGTTTGAGTCGGTATTACCTGTTTCTTTGTTAGTAGCATCAGATAAATCCATTCTTTGTCCTGCTTCAGGATGATCAATAGCAGCTCCAATTACTATCCAATTATAGTGGTGAGCAGTACCTAAAACTATTTCTCGAGCCATTGTAGCAACACCCGAGTGCATTCTGATATCATCACAGATGAATAATATCTTTTTTCGTTGTTCTTTTGGTATATAACCTTCTTTCATAAATTTTATTTTTCTAATTCTAAATTCATATGATTATGAACTAATTTTTGGAATTCGGGATCTGTTAAGTATAGATGCATACATCTATCTGCTAGTTTTTGTAATGAGAACTTAGTTTTAATTGTCTCGATTTTAAATGCTTCGAAGATATCTTTATCTACTTTTACACTTGTTAGTTGTTGATTTTGTGACATAATTATTTATTTATATTGTTAACATATATAAATATATTAATATCTAATAAAATTTAAAGGATTGTTTAACTTCCTCATTCTTATTACACAAATCAGGATTATTACTGTAAGGGCAAAAGTGACAATTATGTTTACTTGGTTTTTTCTCTAACTCTACAGGATTATAAGTACCTTCATCTGTGAATACTTGAGTTAAAAAATTCTCTAATAATTGTGTTGATTTATTTATTTTTACCTTACCAGAAGCTGGTTTGTATTCTTGGATACGTTTTTGTGGGAAATCACCTTCTTCGTATACTTTTCTTCGAGTAATAAAATATTCTACCTCGATATTATCAACAGGAAAGTTGTATTGTTCAGCAAAAAATTTTTTGTAAAGGATTAATTGAGACATTTTAACTTCATCCTTTTTTTCTTTATCACCCCAACCTCTTGTTGAAGTTTTAATATCAAGAATTTTAATAGTATTTGTTGGTTCATGATAAAACACTACGTCTAAAAACCCATTAAATAAAACATTATTTAGTTTCTTAATAGGATTTAAAACAATAGGTACTTCACAACCTACTAGGTACCATCCTCTTTTGGAAAAATAAGCACCTTTTTTCTTTTTAATATAATCTAAAATCTGGATACCATCATCACAGAATTCAGCTAATTCAGCAGCATTTGAGAAATGAATGTTTTTGTTCTTTTTATAAAATTCTTGATATTCTTCTCTCAGTGCATTCTTAAATTCAGTTTCTATATCTAATCTATCAGCCGCGGCTCCACTTTCTTCATAAAATATTGTTAGGTAATGTTGAAGAGCACGATGTAAGGCAGTACCAAATACAGCGTGTATACTTGGTTCAAAAACCTTATATCCATCTCTATACTTCAATCCCCAATGAAAAGGGCAAGTTGAAAATATACTTAATTGAGAATAAGATATAGATTTATGAAAAGCATAATTTATCTCAGGTACATTTACCTTTTTAAATTCTTTTAATATTGAAGGGAGTTTTTTAGCCAAGTTTTTTTCTATTTTGGATTTCTCTATCTAAATAAAATAGAGCTTTTTCTAAATCCTGGATTAAATTGTCTTTTTTACCTGCTCTGGAAATATATTTAAGAGTATTACCTAAATTAAATCCTACTTGCCAAGCTTCTATAACTTTAATAGCCTCATATGGATTATCTTTACCACCATAATGAGATGGATGTTTTACTGAGTTTTTTTTAGGTTTGTCTTCATCAATTGTAAAAGTACCTTCTCTATCATTCATTTCTTCAAATTTTTTTATTGAATCACTCATTTTAGTAATTTTTTTATTTCTTTTTCTTCTTTACCTAACTGTTGTAAAATTTCAGTTACATCTTGTTGAGTTAGGATATTACAGTAATCTAAAACCTCTCTAGTACTTATTTGAAAGTAATCAGATAATAAATTTAATACTTCTTTTACGTACTGTTGTTTTGTGGGTTTTATATACTTGTTGAAAAATTTTTGTTTGGGTAAAGTTTTACAATAAAATTCATATAACTTTTGTTTTGGCATTTGGTGTTCTTGAATCTCAGCTACTAATTCAATATAGTTGGGATTCATAGAGATAATCTTGTTAATCATAAAATTGTTAAAGATCTCATGCTCCTCATTCGAAAATGAGGACCATGGTTCTTTATCATATGATAATTGCTTTACCCAATCAAAAATTGTTTTAATCTTGGTCATCTTCAATCATGAATTTCAATTCATCAGGTAATCCATCTTTTAAAATTTCACCTGTTGTTGGATCATAAAATACTTGAATAGGCAAAACATTATCTTCGTTTGTACCTGTTACAAATTTAGATACTTTTCTTAATAAGTATCCTTGTTGCCAAATTTTACCACCATCTGCAGTGTAAATTGGGGTTGTTTTGTTAATGTCTAAGCTCATTTGTGGTTGTTGATCTTCCATCTTTTGTTTATTTAGTTGTTAATAATTTAGATACACAGGCACAAAATGTAATTTCTTTATCTGGTGCCATAATTGATTTGTATTGGTAATCTGCTATAATAAGGGTAGCTATAGCTGAATTAGTAAATTCGTCTGCTCGTTCAAATAATACTCTATATAACTCGTTATAATCTCTAACATTTGAATCCATTACTAACTGTCTTATAGTAGTGAAGTTTTTAATGTTTTGACCTTTAAGTAAATCTATTACTTGATCAGAAGTTTGTTTGAAATTAGTGACAGTTCTACTCTCTACTAACTCTCTATTTTTAATAGAGGATTGTAATAAATTTAAAGTTTTTCTAATATCAGGGTAAGTTTGTTTAACAATTCTTACTATATCAGCCTTAGTATAAATAATTTCTTCTAAATCCAAAATTTCAACACATTTGAATGCTACATCCTGCATTGATGGAGGAGTTAATTCAAACATTACTGTTCTAGATTGAATAGGATCAATTATACGTTCAATGTAATTACAAGTGAAAACAAAACGAGTATTTAAACTATAAGTTTCAATTATATTACGTAGAGCTGCTTGAGCGTTTATTGTTAAGAAATCTGCTTCATCCATAATAACCACTTTTTGTGGTTTAAAACTAGCGGCTGAGGCAAATGATTTTACCTTATCTCTAATAGTATCAATACCATTTTCATCAGAACAGTTGATATATAGTGAATCACAATTAATATTATTGATAATTAATTTGGCTGCAGTAGTTTTACCTGTTCCAGCTCCTCCTGTTAATAACAGGTGAGGAATATCATTAGAATCAATCCATTGTTGTAAAGACGATTTAAAATCATCATTACCAATGTATCCTTCTAAGGTATCAGGTCTATACTTTTCGGTAAATAAGGTGTGTTTTTTATTGAACATAACTTTAATATATGACTCCCCTTTCGGGGAGCCTAATTTATTACATCATTCCTTGCATAGGATTGGTTTCTTCTTTATTATCTTCTTTTTTCTCGTAAATTACAGATTCTGTTGTTAAAATTGTACCTGCAACTGAAGCTGCATTTTCTAATGCAATACGAGTTACTTTTTTAGGATCAATAATACCTGCTCCTTTAAAGTCCATTACTGATAAGTCTTTATAATTAAGACCTGCCCAATTGCTTCCTTTTTCTGAGTCAGTTAATTGAGAACCTAAATATTGAACTTCTACTAGATCATGTCCGGCATTAGTTAAAATTCTTTGAAATGGAGCTGCTGTTGCTCTATAAACAATTTTCTTACCGTTTACAAAATCATTTGAACCTTCAAATTTAATTGATTTTCTAGCATATAATAAAGCAGTTCCACCACCTACTACAATACCTTCTTCTAAAGCAGCTCTTGTAGCAAATAAAGCATCTTCTACTCTATCTTTTTTCTCTTTGATTTCAAGTTCACTATTACCACCTACGTTAATAATAGCTACACCACCAATCATTTTACCTAAACGCTCTTGTAATTTTTCTTTTTCAAATGGGGAACCTGCGTCATCAATTTGTTTTTTAATTTCTTGAGCTCTGTTTGTAATAGCTTCTTCTTCACCTTTACCATCTACAATAGTAGTTTTTTCTTTACCAACTGTAGCAGTACGTGATGAACCTAAACATTGTTTTAAAGTATTAACATCAATTTTTTCTAATTTATGACCTTTATCTTTAGATAAAACCTGACCACCTGTAATAATAGCTAGATCTTCTAAAGCCATTGTTCTACGATCTCCAAACTCAGGGGCTTTAACTGCTACTACATTTACAATACCTCTCATCTTATTAACGATTGTTACTGCTAATGCTTCACCATCAATATCCTCTGCTACAATTAACAATGAACGTTTTTCAGTGTTAGCTAATGTTAAAGCTGGTACTAATTCGTTTACTGAAGTAATTCTACCATTGTAAATTAAAATGTAAGGATTTTCTAATACAGCTGTCATTGTATTATTGTCAGTTACAAAATAAGGTGATTTGTAACCTCTATCAAATTGCATACCTTCTACAACTTCAAGTGAAGTTTCTCCAGATTTTGATTCTTCAATTGCTACAACTCCATCTCTACCTACTTTTTCTAAAGCGGTAGCAATTAAGTTTCCAATTTCTTCATCATTATTACCTGAAATAGTAGCAACTTCTTTAATTTGTTGATTATCAGAAATGTCTTCTGTTAAGTTATTAAGGGCTGTTTTAATTTCTTCTACAGCAGCATCAATACCTTTTTTAATTTCAACTGCATTTTGACCTGCATTAACATGTTTTAATCCTTCTTCTAGAATAGCATATGTTAATAAAGTACTTGTAGTTGTACCATCTCCAACCTCATTTGCTGATTTTACTGATACTTTTTGTACCAATTCAGCTCCTGTTGATTCAATTGGGTCTTCTAATTCTTTAAAGGCTTTAGCTACAGTTACACCATCTTTGGTTACTGTTAATTGACCATAATCTCCTTTAATTAATACTGTTCTACCTGCTGGTCCTAAAGTAGAAGATACGCTATCATTAAGTTTTTTAACTCCTGATAGTAATTTTGATTTTAATTCTGTTCCGAATGCTGTTTCTGTCATGATTAATCTTCTATAATTGATGGGATTTGTTCTTGTGCTATAATTAAATAATCTACGTTATCTAACGTAAGTTTTTGTGCCCCCATTGGTGGGATAACTACTTTCATACCTACTTTTAAATCAGTTGGTACAAATTCACCTTTATGCCAATTAAAAGTATCAGATACTGCTATAACTTCGGCTACAAGTGATTTTTCATGACCTACGTCAGGGATAATGATATTACCTACCATCATTTCATTTTCTTCAAGTTGTTTTAGGATAATACTACCCAGTCTTGGTGTTAATTTACTCATTGTTGATTAAATTTTTTAAATTGGTTAAAGTTGTTTCTAATTCTGTAATATACTCTTTAATAGTATAAACGGGTTTTTTTTCAATAGTTTGATTTTTTACTACACATCTTAAAGCATTATTTAATTGAGTATAATAACCTACTACTTTTTCTTTTTGAGTAGTAGGGTCTATAAAAACCAAATTATAAGATTCTTCATCAAATATTATTTTATAATCTCCTAAAGCGGGATCTATAATAGTTGATATTTTTTTAATTGTGCCTTTTTGTCGGCCTTTAAAATTAGGATTTGCCATAACTTTTACTTTTTTGTTTCGTATAATATACGAAAAATTTTTTGGGTATCCAAATAAAACTTAACCTAAGGGCGTAAGGTTATTATTTTATTTTTATTGATTTTGGTTTTGCTTTTTCAGCTACAGGTATAGCAATTTCTAGCAAACCATTTTCTAGTTTTGCTAGCGCTAATGATAAATCGTATTTAGCTGAGATTTTGTAACCTAAATTAAAGGATTTTTTAGATAATCCTCTTACGATTGTTCCAGGGTGAAGTTCTTTTTCTTCTTCTGGTTTATTATAACTAATTTTTAAGACATCGTCTTCAATGTCTACGTTAACATCATCTTTAGTAAGACCAGTACATGCTACTTCAAAATGAAGTCCATCATCGTCATAAAAGATATTTAAAGGGTGAGGTTGTTTGGTGGTTGCTGCTGAACCGAATCCACTTGTTGGGAAAAAGAAATTGTGGAATAGAATGTCAAATTCATTGTAATTTGTACTCATATTGATTTACGTTTTGTGAGTGCTTTTGCTACTCGTTATTAATTGCCCTTAGGTCATTTGTTATAAATATTATTACTCATGCAAAGCTACAAGAAAATATTCAGCTTTCACACCTGCTTCTTCTAAATTAATTTTTAATAAACCATCTTTATAAAGATATGCTTTACCAACTGCATCTTTATTTACTGATACTATTTCTCTAAAATTATTAGCACTAAATGCTACGGGTTTAACTTGATTAGTAATAGTTCCATTTTCAGTAAAATTAACTTTGTTAGAGTATGATGATTTTTCCCCAATCATAAAACTAACAACATCTTCTTTTTGAAAATCCTTTGTTATTCCTATTTCAAAACGAGGTGGTTTATCTAATGCATTGTGGGCTTTAATATATTTTTGAGTAAAATCAAAATTAATATCAAATTCTAAGTCATGGGGTGGTAAGTTAGGTACTACACCTGGATCCTGAATTAATCCTAAATCACTTAAATTATACGATAAGTCAAATTGATTATCACTAATATGTAATTTTAAGAAGTGATTATTTTGTTTTTCTAGTTTTAACTCAATATAATCATTCGTGATATTAAGTAATTTTAATAGTTGTCCAGTATTAAAAATACCAATTTCGCAGTCTTCTAAGGTTATAGGCGCTGTAACTTCTCCGATACAGTCCTTATTGTCAACTGCAAATTTGATGTGAGCTTCGTTGTCTTTTACCTTAAATTTAACTTGAGATGTTAATCCGTTTAAGTAAAAACTTTCAATTATTTGTGCTAATATTGTTTTATCCATTTTATGAGAATGTAAAGAATTTATGTATTAATGGGTTTGCAGGTGGTAATGACCATTCAAGATCAGTGTAAAACCCTTGTAATTTGTTTTGTAATATAGTTTCAAAGCTTTTTCCTCTATCAATATATTCATTAATAAAGTCTTTCATTTTTTGAGGTAAATCAAATTCTAAAAAAGCTATAGCTTCCATCTGATAGGGATTATCTTTTAAATAGACCCATTTTATTTTATCACCCTGTACTATTTGACTATGGTCTCTATCTAATTGCCAGAATCTTAATAAGTCATTATAGCAAGTAGCTGCTTTTACATTAGCACCTGCTCCTTTTTTAAGTGTAGATAATATTTTACCTGGTTTAGGGATAGCCTCAACATAATCATTTAATACTTTAACTGCTGTTGGATTACCAATTAAAGTAAAATCAACATCAGGTGAAGTAGCTTCTTGTCTAAACTCATGAATTTTTTTATCTACAATACTTTGTGGAGTACCTTTAATGATTAATTCAAGAATTTCTTGATAAAACTTACCAAAGTATTTTGGAAAATTAGCTTTTTTAAATTCTAATCCTTTTATATCAAGTTCTTCTTTAGCTATACCTTCTTTTTTAGTAATCCATTGAGCATAACGTCTTGTTGCTCTAAAATAGGCAGAACGAATAACACACTCCGTTTTCATTTCTAATCGGTGTGTACTAATATTAAAGGCTTCTTTAGCGAGTGTGTTATAATGTTCTGTTATAATATCTTGGTATTTAAGAGCTACTCTCTCTAATAAATCATCTTTTTCTTGATCAGGTTTTTCATCAAAATCAGGATATAAATGTTTTAATAAAGGTTCAGCATTAAAGTAATTAGAGTCAGTATCCACATAGGCACAGAAGTTGAAATCACCTTCATCACAAATCCACCATGGCGTGTCTTCTAAATGCTTCATATTAAAATGTTCTTTCTCCTGGAATTGGAGGTAAATTTATTGGTCTATTTCCTTTTGAATCTATATCAGATCTTTCTTTAAGTGATATTTCAAATACATTCCCATTAACTTTACATCTACCACCTTGTTGTAGCATTTTTTTAAAGAACTTCTCTTGTGATTCATCCCAACTTTCAGATAACTTAATAACTAATTGCTTTTCAGCTTTAACTCCGTTTACTGTAATAGTAACTCCGTTTCTAATTGATTGTCCTTTTAACGCCATTATATTTCTAATTTAATTTCACCTCTAATAACTTTATTCATATGTCTGTTAGCACAAAGTGCTGATTCTTGAATAATACGTTGACCACTTAATGTAATAGCTTCTGATAAAATGACATTTCCGTATCTAAATGAAGGCAATGCTGTAGCACCATAAAGTGAGTTAAGTAAGATTTTCATTGTATATTGTAATAAATGATTCTTTTCACCACCTACTGTATCACCTGCTTTATAAGCAGCTTTCATTCTATTTTTGTATAAAACCCTTTCATCAAACCATTTATTCAAAATAGTAGATAATACTGACTCTTTATCTGTACGGAATATAACACCATTTGCTGAGATAGCCAAATTATATTGCTGAAGTAGTTTAACTAATTTGGAAGAAGTCCAATCAATTTTATTGAATTTATCTTTATTAGTAAACCATTCAGTAGTACGAGGTTTATCTTCAGTATCAGCTATTAAATCGTTTAAACCCAAATGATTATTTCTATCATTTAAATCAATAATTCTACCTACTAATGTTTCCTTACCAATGTTTAAAGACATGATAATTGAAGGGTATAGTGAAGTTAAATCTTCATCAAACATATAGCGGTATAAACCTGCTTTAGGGCAAAATAAATAACCACCAGCATAATTAGCTTTTTTAATGGGATTTCTATCTCTAGAAGGAGGAACTATATCTTCAGATAATAAGAAGGCTGAGATAGCACCATCATGGATTTTTGATGATTGATAAACATCATCATAATGAATTTTACCTTTATGGGCTAAATTTTTAGTTAAACTAATATAGTTAAATTTATTATCTAATGCTTTTAAAATTTCAACATCTCGAAAGTTATACTCAATAAACTTTTCTTTATCAGTTTCAAATAATCTATCCAAACTACCTTCATACTCAATTTTAGATAATTTACAATACTTTTCACCTAATACATCTATC